AGCAGCCTTTCCCGCACCCGATCCAGCAAGCCAGGCCATATTACTTTGCTCCTTTCTTTACCTTCGGTTTGCCAACTGCCCCTTTACCCATGACTCTACTTGGATTCAGAAAAGCATCAAGGTAGTCAAGAATAGACAAACCAGCTGTTTGTGGCCTTGGCTGCTGTATTGGTCCACCAAAACCAGGCGTCCTTCCCATAATGTCAGCTATATTCTGTTCCTGTTCACGCGCAGCCGTGTCAGCTCGCTGTCGACCCCGTTCTTCTACACCGGCTACGATCGGGGCCATTTTAGGTCCATAAGGCACATTCCCTTGATCCGGTTGTTGCAACGCTGCAATGAGTCGCTCGGCATAATCGTTTACCTGCGTCCCAGCTTGCTCTACCGGCACTTGCACGCCAGCCTTGTCAAAAAACGTACTTCTCGCAGCCGCGTTTCCAGGAGACTCCTTTTGACCAGGAAACTGTATTATCCTACTAAGATAATCACCAAGTTGGTTCAACTGATTCATCGTTTCACTAGACTGAATCTGTTGACCCGCTATGTCATTTCTTCCCAACGCTGCCTGTCCTTCGTCTTGATAATACTGCCCCTGTTGTTGCATCAACTTCGGTTTTGCCATAGATGCCGTAGTTTCTGCCACAGTGTTCGCAACGCCAGCTTCGGCTTGACCTAAACCGGCCTTGGCCATTCCTGGTGCATATTGCTGAACCAAACCCAGCCGTTGCAGTTCGGCATTATACTGTGCGTCGCTAACCGCCTCTCTCTGTTTATGCCCCTTCGTTCCAAAGACGTGCCCCACGAAATTCTGCAATACCTCGAATGGAATAGTGATTTCGCCCATACTTCAGTGCTTTCCCAACCAGCCCCACAGAGCCAGCCAGCTTTCGCAGAGTGGTGCATACATAACACTCACCTGCCTTGCACTACGATCAGCATACATCCATGCTCCGTAGCGTAGAAACGGTTTGACCATCGTTGCATTGACCAGCCACGATACCACCTTGCTTGCCTTCATCACCGGCACCAACCACGACGCCATCCAGCAATAGCCGTCACGACGCTCCCTGGTCCAATACTCCAACCGTGCCACCTCAATATACCACGGTAACTTGCCATTCAACGCCTGTAAGAAGACGAAGCAGCAGTTCAATCCAGACTGCCATCCACTTTGTGAACCGTGGCCCGAGAAGTTATCAACTGTCGTTCCAAGCTGCGTGCCCTGTAACTGCGACGCAAGTTGCAACAATGCAAGATTCTGCACCTTATTGAAATCTACTGCCCTTGCTGCACCAAGACCCCTATCGGCTACCCCTGTGCCAATGTTCGACAAGCCCTGCGCTGCCGTAGACGCCGTGTTGGCTCTCTGTCCTTCAATACCAGCCGCTGCCGTAGCCGCTCCCGTCGTTGCCAGCAAGTCTTGCAACTGTGCTTGACGCACTTCCTGGCCTCTGTCTTGCGCCAGTCTGGATCCCAACACTCCTTGTGCTATCCCAGTCCTTGCATCACCTCCACGAACAGCATCTGGCCCAGTCGCCGCCATCGACATCGCATCACCGGCACGTTGTCGAAAAGCGTCCTCGGTTTGAGCTTCAAATGTGCTGCTAAACGGGTCCCGCTCTGCCACTCTTTGCAACGTATCATGCCCAGTATACCCGGTCGGCGACAAATTGGCAAAACCGGTCAATGACTGAAATCCAGGTTGGCTTTCCGGTGTTTGTTCCATCAACCTACTGAACACCCCTCTTTGCTGCGTCGCCAATCCGGGGTCAGTTTGAGCACCGGCCAGACTTCCAGTGATTAAATCACTAATCCCCTGTGGCACATTAGACCAACTTTGACCATATGTTCCTGTGCCCTCTCTCTTAAACTTTGAACTGCCTTGTCCACCTGATGCCATATTTACACCTCAGTTTCGAAAATCATTGCCAGTGGCTTAAAGCCTAGTTTTTTTCTAAACAGTCGCATCGCCGCCCCGTTTATACGGCGGGACTGTGCTCGAACCGTCTTGTACCCGTGTTGTGCTGCCCAGTGTTTAACATACTGTAATCCAGCCTCTGGAGCACCGAGATACTTCCCATTTGAATAGCCCCAGTAGATGAACAAACTATGACGATCACTTGAATCACTATCGTCCAACAATACCATGTATCCGAGTGGCTTTAGGTTCTTTGACTTATACAGCACCACCGTTGCTACTCCCTCTAATGCACACGCACAACGCAGCACAACTTTGAAAAAATCATCCCAGGTCTCATCGACTCTGGCCACTGATGGGTCTCGCAAAGCCGCCCAACCTTCATTGATAAGCTCTACGTTGGCAATGACGTCATCAACGCCTTGCAAATGCTCAACCACAAATGGTTGGCCTCTACCTGTCTGCACCTGCACCGAGTACATTATCTTCGTATCCTCTCCAGATAAAACCACGCGGTGAGCCAACTGGCACAAACGCATAGCGCAATATCTTGCCTGTTTGTTGTGGAAACGTTAGCATTTTCTCTTTGATTGTTGGGGTCCACGTTCCGACTTCCGTAAACACCACCGCATCATCCATGTGCTCTCTAGCTGAGACGTACACTTTAATACCAGTCAACACCGTTCCTCCAGCATTTATGGTGATCTGGCTGACTTCCTTGACTTTCTGTGCGGAACCATAAATCAAGTCGCCGGTCTCGAGTCGAATTGTCTCCAGATTAACTAAATTCGCTGTCAAATCGCTAGGTACTTCCTCTCTCCAAACCTGTTCTTCATTTCCTCCCCAGACAACCATGCGATCTTCACTGGTTTCTTCCAGTTCGTCAATAACAGCAGTATTGCTGTCTATAGTTCCCGTTAGCTCCTTGATCGTCTTTGCCCTCTTGCCAAACACTCCGAACGCGGACAAAGTAGCACCATTTCGTATCGACCACGTATTCTCTTTGTAATTGAACACAATTTGTCGATCAAACGTTCCATTGACACTGGCAGTGCTAACGTATACCCACCCAACCTCGCTCTTGGCTCGATTCACGTACGACCACGTCCTGGCCGCCCACTTACTATTCGCCGTCAGTGACGAGAAGAAATAGTCTGCTATTGACTGACCAATGTCCTCTGGTCCCTGTCCACGAAACGCGAAGAACGAACGATGGTGAACATCACACCAGACCACTCCTCTGTCTAACTGTGCCATAGCATATGGCAAACCATTACCATAGCCTTGAATCAATGGTGCTACGCGCACGACACGTGGCAGTCCAGTATAGCTCATAGCATAAATACACGAAGTCGTCGAGATCAACAGCAACTCTCCAAAGTGCGCCATTCCACTAACGCCACTAACAATGTCGTCTCCATATTGATACTCACTGTGCGTGTAACTATCAGCTTCCGTTGACGATTCTGGCTTCCACTCTGCAAAGTCATACAAATGCGACCACATGGTCTTGTTGTGCATCTGCACACCCTTCCAACAAGGGGCACCAACAACGACGTGGTCGAAGAACATCGTCACGTAACGACCTGCTGGAACAGGTGTACTTGTCACGCGTACCAACGCAGGAGGCAACACGATTCTTCCAAACTGTTGTGTCAGCCACTGATTTTCAACGCCCACAACGGTATCCGTTGCCAAGACAACAAGATAGTCTTTCTCTATCGTCGTGACTGTTCCCGTCAACGCCTGCTGTGTGCCATCACTTTTAGTGATTATCACCCCGATTTCATCGAAGCGTCTAAACGGTATTGTCGTTGCAACGTACACCCTATAGCTTTGTCCGGTCGTCCAGGTGAATAAGGCTCCAAGATCACCATCTGGTTTCTCATTATCACCATAAAGAGGCTCCTTCGTGAACGGACCATTACCATTCAAGTACTCTCCATTGTCCTTAGTCCAACTCCTTCTATGATCGAACAGTTCATGCACACCATTACTATCAATGAACCTTACACGATTGTCCTTATTTGTGAAGAACACTCGTCCATTATAGACATGCGTCACGATTCGGTCTTCGCACGGATTCAGCGCGGCAATAGCCGGTCTTAAACCACTCAGTCTAAGCGGCTTGACAGCGTCTTTTGAAAAGGCCAACCATAGTCCATAATCGAGCCTCCCGTTTGGCAAGTTGACAAGTACCTCAATATCGTACGTCCCTTTCACGCTTGTTATTAGCTTTCTCGACAGAATCTGGCTGGTTACTGCGCCACCACTCATGCCATCGAGAAACCTCCACGTCTTCTCGTCAAGCAGATGCGGCTCCGTGCCATAATCCATCCCACCATGCTGGCCGTAGTGGGGAATTGGCTTGGAACCGACTAGTTCTTGCTGTGGCATATTATGTTCCACTTGCAACTGGCAGTATAATCATCGTTGCTGCTCGATCGCCGGCGTTAAACGCCTGTTGCCAAACACCATCTACGAACTCGACGTTAGTAAACACCTCAAAATCCTCATCATCTGCACCAACAATGAGAAGACCAGCACCAAAATGCCAGTGTTCATCATTTGCAACAACTCCCGTTCGCTTTGTCGTGGTCGTGAACAGCAGTTCTGTATCTCGAAACAACTGAGAAGAAATCCTGGCTGTGTTCGTCCCTGGCGCAACCGCGTTCGCACCCCAAACGGAAGCAAACAGAAACACAATATACGCCCCAGCTTCTTTGATCCTAATTACGTTGTTCGTGCCACCGTCACTCACAATGCTCAAAAACGTTCCACCTTTCCACTCCCAACCAGATCGCGTTTGTGGAACATTCTTGGTCATCACACCAGTCGGCGGCTTGGTCTGGACAGCCAGTCCAAAGTCCCTAGACCCTTCTCCGCTTATGGCCGAAAAGACAAACGTCAGAACATCTCCAACAAGCGTTGCCGCCAAAACACCACCAACTTTTGCAAATTTGTTCGTTCCAACAGCGTTTGTTACGACTGGCACACGCACGTTAGCACCAGTATACGCCACGTTGGTTTTTAACATCGACGCTTCAAGTGAATCAGCACCAACGCCACCGGCAGAAACAGGTATGTTCACAGCGTTCAACACGCCCGTGATCTTACTGGCCGTTATTGTCGCATCGGCAATCTTTGCCCCGGTCACCGCCAGATCCTTAATTGCCCCCGTCTCGACTGCCGCCGTCGCCAAGTGCTCTGCTAGAATCTGGTCATTGTCAATCGCCGCTGACGTCACCGCACCACCTATTCCAGTCGCTGCATCTTTCTTAACCAAATGTACGTTGCTAATCGACTCCGTTTCAATCTGCTCACCTTTAATACCAGCTCCAATCATATCTGCCGGTATCAGTCCATCTGCACCAAGCAATTCAGACTCCATTTTCAACGTGCCATCATCATTATGCCCCACACTCAAGAAGGCTTCCAAGAAACCCCATTGCTGCTTGATATAGTCGTCAAGCTCAGCTGCAGACACGGTCGCGCCGTTTGGCGCATTGGTGTCAATCTGCGAAAGTAATCGAATAAGAGGTAATGCCATATTAGTTCAAGTTCATGTCGTCAGAAGTAACGACAACGTTGGAATCCCACTGAATCATCGCCATCCACGCTTCTTTCATTTTCACATCCGTCACTGGCAACCGCACGTCCTCTTTCACAAAAAGCTGCAAGTAACACAAGGTGACTAGCAACATATAGTCGAAGCAATGTTCAAGAAGGAAATCTTCCGGGCCGTTAACCGCATAGTTATCAAGCCACTTGACAATGTCCATTCTCACCAGCACAGCCGCCTGATTGTCAAACGAGACGGTGTCGCTTGGAGTCATATAGACAGTGTTCGCATAACGAACTAGCTGGAACTTATGCGTCTCGGTCGGATACGTTGCGGTTACATCTTCCAGCGTATTGAATGAACCAACTCGTCTTGTCCACGAATCGAAATGCGTCTGCCGACTGGTCACACCAATCGGGACAAAGCTAGTCCCTCCGTTTGTCGACGCTTGTGCCCGTAAAATCGTTTTGACCTTAACTGGCGTGACCGTTCCGGCTAGAACCGTCGTACTAAGATCAGCACCTTGGCCAAGCGTGATGGTAATGTCCGCTGTCGTCTTAGCCATTTCAAAGTCTCTGCCCCGTTCAATACTCTTTCGAGCCATGTTCGCAGCAAGGGCAATCAAGTCCGTGGTCCCGCTCGTCAAAGCATCCACAGACCGCTGTGCTGCCGCAGCTACTAAAATCCGAAAAGCGTTGTAGTCCATTTCAAGAGGTCGGGGGGCTGTTAACCCCCCGACCATTGTGCACGTGACCTAGTGCGATGCCTCGGCTTGGCCAGCAACGTGCTTGGCTTTGCCAGTGCTGAAAGGCACAGTCTCATTGTCCTCGTTTTGCGCAGGAGTCAACTTGCCCCCGCCTCCGATTGTCAACATGGCCGTGTCTTTCACGTCAGTCCCACCAACAGTGGGCTTGTACTTGACTGGATCGTCGTTCATTCTGTTCGGCATACTAGTATCCTTTCACTGTGAAGTAGAGACCGTCAGGTGTCGTCGGTAGAATGATGTCCGCTGGGGCGCTGCCCGCTCCAACAGTATCCATCGCGTAGGCCACCGACCCATCGCTTGCAGGGGCTACGTGGAATCCCTTCAAGCCGTAAACCGCCGGCGAGACTTCCTCAATCACCCTCAACGAGAAAGCACTTGCCGGCATCGTGTTCGTTCCGCCGCCCCATGTCCCGCCGTAGACCTCAACGTGGCGGCAAGACCGCTTTTTGGCGTTGAGACCACCTTCGGTCCACTTACGGATGATTCGAACATTCGCCGTTGTTAGTGCGCCCATAGATTATGGTGTGTAGCTGCTGATGTTCTTGACAAACATGTGTGATTCCGGAAACCACATCTCGAAACCGATGTCGGTGAACCACTCATCCATCCGGTAGTCAGCATCGTTCGGCTGACGATTGGCAAGAATCTTGGTGTCTCTGTCCTTCATAGGACGCAGTTTCATGTTCTTGACGTCCAGGAACAAGGCCGCATACTCCAGGTTCGAGTCGGCGCTGAACAGTGGATGTGTCTTGAAATACACCCGACCGAACAGCGTGTCGATGGCCACAACCTTCATGCCGTACGTCTCATTGCTCGGCATGTTGGTATTGATAGTCACCTTGCTCCGCCAGAGCTGGTTCAACACCTGCAATGCTCCACCGCCGCAGACACACAACTTCTCGTTGTTCGAGTTGTTGCTAACCTTGAACAGCTTTCGCATCCAGCCGTCGAACTTGTCTTCGTCGATAGCACCGGTGGTGTTCTCGATAATGCGCTTGTCCTTGGAGTCATCATTGGTGACCACCACCGTCCCGTAGTCACCCGCCTCCCACCGTTCCAGGTAGTAGACAATGCCACCAAACGTCCGCAGAGGCAGTCCGGCCCCAGTGGTTGGATCGGCCTCAACCGATGTGTCGACATAGGCCGACTTCGTACCCCAAAGCACAGCATTCTCAATGTCGACCATGTGCTCGACACTGTGTTCTTTGGCCTTGTCTTGATGTGGGCCCTTGACGTCATACGTCAGTGGAGCCTTCATCGCAGAACCAGTCAGCCGGAAAGGCGTCCTGAAAATCTGCGTTTGACTAGCGAACTCGACGGGCTTGAAGAACCGCTCGCCAACTACGTTTGAGCGACCTTCGGCAAACGCCGTGCCGATTGAGAGTACTTGCAAACCGACACTCTCGTTCGTTGTCCCGTTAGCAATGTTGGCCAATGCCTTCAAGGCACGAACTTTCAGCTTGTTAGGCGTTCCGCTCGTGTCCGTCATGGCAGTTACCAACACATGTGCATTCACCGTCGCTCCGCTGGTATTGGTGCACTTCACCAATAGCACCTTGCCGAGCCGGAACTGCTTCGCGTCGGTTACACAGAGAATGTACTCCGTATTTGCCACCAGACTAAGAGGATCGCCGGGATCGGCGTCCGAGGAGTTCTTCCACGGACCTTTCGTTGCGCCCTGGCTGGCCGTCGTCGTCTCCTGCAAATACCACCGTTTCTCCCAGTGAGAGAATTGTGGATCGTTCGTATCCTCACTGTCGGTAATCGACAGCAAGCCCGTTAATGGGAAAGCCCCCTGCGGGAACTGATACTGAACCGAACGCCGACGATTCTTGAATCGTTCGGAATCGTACGTCTCAGTACTGCACAGTCCAAAGATTGCTGTGGCCATTTATTGTTTCCTGATAGCAACTAGCCGAACATGGCCATAGCGCCCTTGTCTATCTTTGGAGCACTACGACTCTGTCCTGCACCGCCACGCCCTCCGGTTGTCACCGTGGACATTTTGTTCGCGGGTTTCGTTGCCGTTCCACCGTCTCCACCGCCGCCCTGACCTGCCGGACGAAGTTTCGCCAGTAACTGTCGGGTTTGATCGGCAATAGCTTTGAAGGCTTCGTCTTTCGTCTTGAACTGCACCCCGCTTGTTGACAGGCGAGAATAGACAGCCTCGACGAGAGTTTCAACGTCCTTCAAATCTTCGTGCTTTGAAAAGAACTCAGCACGCAATTTCTGCTCGTTCGCCTCGTTCATGTACTTCTGTAGCGGAGTCAGCCGGCCTTCTAGGTCGGTCTGCAACTTTCGTTGCGCCAACATTGCCATTGTCACAGCTTGTCGCACAGCGCCGGTGACAATCTCGTTCATGTACTCCGCCGCTTCTTCACTCAGACCCAGCGCCTTCATGTGTTGAGGAGTGACCCTAAACACATTCATTGCCTTGTCGAGTTCCTCCTGAGTCATCTGACGCTCAGGCTGTGGAGCTGCCGCTAGTGCTGGTGGACCAGGCAAGCTACCAACCAACGCCTTGATCGTGTCTTCCGTTAGCTCCACCTTCTGTGGAGCAGGTGGTTGCGCACCTTCACCGGCTGCTCCTACTCCAGTATCGACACCTGCACCTGTACCCGCTACTTCGAGATCAGCACCGTGGTCTTCTCCACCCTCCAGAGCTGTATTTTCGTCTCCCATATTAGTCTAGCTTTCTCTTCAATGTGTCAATGTGTTTCTCTATAACTGGCTCAAGCCAGCTAAGTCCATTGACATTACCAATCGCCTGTTCGCGGGCTATTACGCCTGCGATGTCTGTTGGTGTGGTCAAAACGAACTGCACCGAACTTTCTCGCTCTGCTTTCTGCTGTTCCATTAACCACATAAACACCTTATTCTCCTTAAGCCTCGCCAGTTCCACTAGCGTTTCCCTGCCCGATAAGGGATACTGCACCCGCTCCGCCAAATAGTCCAGGCTGGGCTGCTCCGTTGGGTTGTTGTTGTTCATTTGCGCCTACCAATCCCGCTTGCTGCATCTGCAACATGAGTTCTTGTTGTCGCACTTGATCTAACTTGAACCGCTTCGGGTTGCGGATACCCCGTAGCGTAAGCCATTCTTCACCGATCTTGACTGGGTCGAAGCCTAGAAGCATAACCACCTGCGGATTGCCCATCAACGCGATCATGAACTCCTCAAGCGCCTGTGCTTGAGTGTTCCGCTCACTTGGCAATGTTCCGTCAAAGACCTCAAAATCGTAAGAGCCTTTCAAGTCCTTCCTTGTAATTGCCACAAACTGCTGATAGGTTTGTAGCTCAGACATCTCACCCGCGACCCTGACAAACGTCTCAACGTCCAAGCCTCGCTTATGATTGGCCACCATCTTTCGGGCCATCGGTTCTAGCGCAGTCTTGAAAAGCAACAGCGCCGTCAGCTTTAGTCTAGCCGCCGCACCAGTATTCGCATTTCTTGACTCTGTCGCCGTGCGCCTACCAGTGAAGTACTGTCCTAGGGCGTTGTCGCTAATGCCAGTAGTTACCTGCACTAGGCCGTGAATCTGTGACGAATCGTCCATGTGCTTGGACGTCACATCCATCATGTCAAGCTGCTTAACATACTTGTCAATTCCACCCTGTCTCTGCGCGTCCTTGGCCAGTCGGATCACCGGCCTGCGCTCTTTGACATCCTCCATGTTCACACCAGCAGGATCGACCACCATCCTGTCGCCAACGACTTTACGCACGTTAGTCACATGCGTGTTTATTAGCCACGAGGCTACATCCTGAAGCATGTCAATGTAGTCGCACAAAGTAGCACTGACCAACTTGTGAATGTCAGGCGTGAACTCGCCAATGTCGTAGGTGTACTGACTGTGTCCAGTATTCAACTTCTCGAAGTTGATCACACGTTGGTCATTGGCAATCCATACTAGCCACTTTTCAGGCCGCTCCGACTCGCCAAGCGGGTACGTGACCTCATTGCCTTCTCCTAGCACAAACCGCTTCGGAATCAAAGTGAGTTGCACTTCGGTCAAGATCACCGTTCCAAGAGTCTTCTGTTCTCCGCCGACCACAGCAGCATTGGCATCAGTTTGCTCCAACGCCCTAGTCAGATGTGTACGAACACGATCTGATTCGGAGCCAACGTCGGCCTTAAATGGCTTGAGCCATTGCATACCAGTAATCATTCCTTGTGCGGCCCAGTCGTACAGAGTAACCATGTCGTACGTCTCCTCACTGGCGCAAAACTCGCCTTCTTGAAAGCGGGACAGTGGCAAACGCACATCAGGGAAGAAGCAGTACGGAGAGACGTTCACAATCCTATTGCCAAGATACGAAGTCACTTCCTGCTCAATCATCATTGGCTCAGGTTGGGCAAAGAGCTGTTGACCAATAGCATTCGTTGGCGAAGGTGCTTCAACCTCTTGCACCTCAAGTTCCGTCTCATGCACCCAGGCTGTTTTGAATACTCCTAAGCCAAAGCGAGCAATGTCAAGCAAAAACTGGTTCAACTTTGCCTCAAAGATATTGACCGTCAAATCTCGTTGAATCAACGCCTCTGCGAGCTTCGCGGCCTTGTGATCTTCCTCGCCCGTGCCCACAAGCTCAAAAACGTGCTCACGTTGTGTGAACAGGCTAACGCAGAATGCAATGAACGTCTGTACCTGCGCGAATGTCAAAGGCACAACCATCTTCACTGGCTCTTTCCTGTTCGCTGCATCGGCGTCGTCCTTATCGACCGTCCGTCGACACTGATAAACGTCGTCGTTATGGTCCCATGTTTCGTGATACGTCCGCATATACCGTCGGCTCATATCAACCAACGATTTGCAGTGATTCAAGACCTTCTTGTGCAGTTCGGTCGTTTCTTCTGTGTTAAACTCGGCAATGAAATTTGGGTCCATATTACATTCCAGGTACAAACAGGAGTTCTGTTATCCACGAAGGAAAAGCTGCAATGTAGTCTGCACAACGCTGTGCATCCCAAAAGCGACCTCCCATTCCAGCATCGCGTTCAAGCACTTCAATCTCGTAGCCAAGGTCCGTCATGTGACGAAGAAGCTCGACGGGCCGTGAGCCGTGTGCCGCAAGCGCCTGTGGGCAGTACTCCATAATTACCCACGGCGTCTGTGCTTTCAACAGTCGTTGCATTCCACGAATGACATGGAACTCATGGCCTTCAACGTCAATTTTCACACAACAAATTGGCACATCAACCACCGGTGTCACATCTAATGGCATCACCATCACTGGATGCCCGCTTGTGCCTTGTAGGTCAGCGACAGAGCAGTTGCTATTAGTTTCTGCACTACCATCAAAACCATAGTCTAGTGTCTTGACAACATCGCTAAGACCACAACAGTAACTGCAAACATCACGAAGGCCAAGCTCTCCAACGGTCTGCATGATGCACTTCCAGTTATTGGCGCTTGGTTCAAAGTTGAACACTGGCACGTCACTTTTTGTACTACGCACAGCCAGCATGTAAAAGCCAAAATGGGCACCAACATCAACAAACCCTCCACCACGTTCCAGCACCCGTGGCAGGTGCTTCGTAATGTGTTTTTCATAGCTATCTCCGACGACCGAAACGTCGTCATCTGTCGTCCAAGCGTTCAGATGCTTGCCAAAGACGGATATGCGATTGAAGTTCATTTAAGTATCCACGACCCACGACCAGTCACGATCTGATCGTCAGGAGCGTTGTGTTCACATGTTTTCACGATCTTCGTAAAACCTGCTCGTCGAAACAAATTTTCCAGTCCAGGTGCATTGAATCCCCAGTAGTTAGTCTCGTCATTGTCAATACCGTCGACGTCGTAGACTCTTGCGACTGGCCGGTCAATATCGCGACAGTCCAAATGTGATTCAACGACAGTCACCGGTGCCATGCGTTTTGCGGCCTGTAAGACCGAAAAGGGGCTGCCGACGTGGTATAGAATGCCCATTAGGAACACTACGTCGAATGATGCAATTCGATTTGTTAAATCAACAGCATTCATCAGTATAAAACTAACTCGAAGACCAGCACAGTTCTTCATCGCAATGTCCACCCTAAGTGGATCATTGTCAATACAAACGACGGATTCGGCGCCACGCAAAATCGCTGCTTTCGCGTAGAAGCCATCATACGAACCCACGTCAAGTACTCGCAGCCCAGTCAAGTCAGGCCATCGACAGTAACTCAACTTCCAAAAATGTGCCTCGATTGGAATAGGCGATGTAAAGCCAGCAAAATGTTCCTTTGTCAGCTCCATATCATCCTCCAAACCTACACGCGTTGCAGTTCAGGCAAATTGGTGGCAGTTCGTCCAAATTCAAATGCTGGTGAGCTTCGCGCATTTGCAAATACTTCTCGCTCCGTAGCACATCAACCAGCTTCTCTTTGTGCAAATTGCCATACACGGTCTCGCCAGTCAAGTCAAAGCAGCACTGGCCCACATCGCCATTCCAGTAGACGTAGACATGTATCAGCGCCCTTGCGCAGATTTTCCTAGTCATCTCCATCGTACTGGCTTCGCCAACGGGATCGTGAACTAAGCCACCGAAGTTGCTGAACGCCCCCAGACACACCGTCGCTCGACCTTCCCAACGTTGAGTGAAGGCATCAAGTGTGTCTTGCGTTTTGGAAAACACGCACATATTTACGCGAATCATGCACGGTTCTCCAAGCAACTCGTTCATTTCGATCAGGTCATCCACGTTCTTGATCGTCTTCTCCCAGTCCAGACCAGTATTGGCCTCATAGACCTCCTTGGTCCCGCCTTGAATAGACACGTTGAAGTCTCGAATCGCGCCTGACGTTAAGAGCTTGTACATAAGCTCTCTTGTTAGCAAACTGGCATTCGTGAAAATGGTCATTCGCAACCGAGGATGCTGTATCGCAAACCACTTTACAAACGTCGGCATCCTCACATCCGCAAGTGGCTCTCCGTTGATAAATGGCACCACGTCTTTCACACCTAACTCCGCCGCCTGATTCACCACGCTATAGAACAAATCCGTCTGCATTGTTCCATGCCCTCGCTTCGACATGTTTCTTGGACACATCGGACAATGCGCATTGCAAGCTGTCGTCGTTTCGATTTGAAGTAATTCCATAGTCTCGTTAGGATTGTTAACAGGACTCTGCTTCTGCTCTGCTCTTGGCCATGACATCACGGGCGGCGGAATCAAGATGTAAGTGCAAAATCGCCGCACTCACATCGTTGATTTCTTGTGCACACTTGATCCCCGTTGGCCATTCTTCCACTCTACCCCGCCAAGAAATGTACGTCGCATTCCGATGAATCATCGGTCTGTTGTCAGGCCACCCGATCCAGTCACCGGTCGGCTCCACGTTGCGTCTAGGCAACTTGATACAGTCAACGTCCTTTGGACACGTCTTCATCGTGTTGATTATCGTGTGCAACTGCAAAGGCGAGTACCACTCATCGCTGTCCAAGTGCATGACCCACTGTGTGTGCACTTTTTCCATCGCAAACCGTCTCATCGCACCAGCATCGAAGCCTTCGGTCGATTCCCACTTGAAACAGTGCGCCAACTCTACCGGTTCCATGCCTTTATCGAGCACGACGACCCAATCCTCGACCATGTGTCGAAGCTCTCGCACCAACCTCTCGAGGTTGCCTCTACTATGACCAAACAGTGTGACGATAGTTAGCATTTTTTGATTGCCACGATGTAGTTCATGACCAACACCTCGGTTTTCGGGCCAAAACAACGCAAAAAGTAGTCGATGGCTTCCTTCGGACGTGACTGACCCTCCGTGCCCCACCCATAGTCGTCGAACACGACTATGCCACCAGGGCGTACAACCCTAAACGCCTGGAGGGCATCATGGATCACGTCACATTCCTCATGAGAGCCATCGACATAGACGAAATCGTAGCTATTCGGACTAAGATTGCAAAGAATTGACCAAGTGTTGCCTTCGTGTAGGTAAACTCTTTGTCGGTAAGCCTCGACGTTCGACAAAAACCGCTCTTTCAAGCCAGTTAGGTCAATACCAATAAGGTCTGAACCACCTTTGAAGCTATCCACGCACGTAACACACGCCTTTGGCGCTTGTTCAAGGAACCAAAGCGTCGACCTACCCTCGAAACAGCCAATTTCCAGAATCCGCTTTGCGTCTTTCGGAAAAACGGGCTCCAAACGTGGAATCGTCGGCGTGAACCAATCAAATGTAAAGTCAATCATATCGTACTCCGTGTCCCATTCCGTCCCAGCCTTTGGCGTACTGTTCAAAAACACCTAAACTCACAGCAGACTGTACCTCCTTCATGTACTGCACTCTTTTTTCTCCCATTGAAAGGTGCCACAGTAAAGGTGTTGGGATAGGTTTGACCGTCTGATCTGCTACTACGCTTGTCGGTAATAACCCCAAGTGCCAAGCGACTCCTGGCACGTCATACAACATCATCTTCAACACCGCTTGTTCCCTCTGTCCGCCCCTATCTCGAAGTTGTGCTAGAAAACCAACTGTCTTCAAAAAGTCTTTGCACCACTCACAGTTTCTAGCTACAAAACAACAGGCACATAATCCATTCCAGTCTTGTGCAATCCACAAACGCGTAGAAGGTGTGCTCCATGTCCCTAAAGCACTTTCGAGATCGAACGTTGGATCAACTAAACACGTGTCCACATCCATCCAAAGAGCATAGTCGTGCAGTGACAAAATATCGCCAACTAGCGCAAAACGGGCAGGATATAGTGATCCATACTCTCCACCACGATATAAGCGACTTGCATACACCTTGGAACCTACATTACGATGCACAAAATCCTCTGCCATTGCCACAGCAATGTCCATTTCGGCGTTCCTGTCAATCGAAGCGGCTATTACAATTCCAATGTTCATACTTCAGGCAATGGTGTCACTTCATCCCACATCACATGACCTTTGCGAGTGCAGACCGTATGAGCCATCTCCAACGTCTCAAGGCTCGTTTCCTGCACAACACGCTTCTTCAATGCTTCAGCTACGGCCAAAGGTGCAGACGAGTTTCCGACAAACAGGTCGCAGGCATTGATAACTTCCGCCAAGGACAGAAAGTGCAGGGTCTTGAACCAGGGCACTAATCCGAAGTTGTTGCAGAACGCAGAGTGCTCCGCTTCGAGTCCGACAAAAACACAGTCGCCTTTGTATTTTTCGATCACTTTTTTCCATGGAAACCTGTGACTGTGTTGCCGTGCACTTCGTGCTATCACAACACTGGCAACTCGTTTGGCTGGCACATTGAGCCAAGGCTCGTTCCAGTCAAGATCAACGTCAAAAGCCTTACAATGCATCTCCAACAGGTGTGTATACCGACCAGTGCCCTTCAGTTGGCCAAGCCAATGTCGACGAAAATTGTTCAGGTCGTAGTCGACGAAAGGAGGATGTTCCATCCATTGCACACCACGCACATAGCCTTGTGTCTTCAACAATGGCATCAACGCCAAAAGCACCTCGTACGTAATGCCTTCTCTCGGCTGTAACTGCGAGCCAAGGTCGGTCTTTGTGCCCACGAACAGCTTCCCGCCGTCGAGCTTCTTCATGACATACAAGCCATAAATCAAGTCGCCAATGTCGCCAGCATGACAGAAGCTACGCATACGCCTTGATCTCCTTCGCGTGCGACTTCCGCATAGCCTCAAGCGTGAGTGGTTCAACACTTCGCGCAGCCATTAGACCTGTCACAAAGGCATTCACAGGATTTTCGTAGACTTCGCGCATACGCTCAACCAGACTCTCAAAGTCTATCTTTGCCCAACGACCTGCTCCAAGTTCGCTTTCGACGAGCTTGTGCTTGACCTCAAATCCATTTTTAGGTGGATCGAAGAACTCTGTAACGCTTCCAAACTTGGCACCAATGACCGCCTTCCCGCACGCCATCGCCTCGTGCTGATGGAGACCCCACCCTTCCCCGGCAGAGCCAGAAACATAGACCAAGCCTTGTCTATACCACTGGCACATGACGTCCTCTGAAAACCAACTAGCAATGACTTGAATTCGACTAGAAACAATTTCGGGAAGCGGACAATCTTCATGGGTTTTGACCTGTAACACTACGTCTTTTTCGTTCGGGAAAGCGTGTAGAAAGGCACTAATGACCAAATCTACACCTTTGCGAAAGCGCCCGTGCGCAGTCCGTCCAGCAGTCAGGAAGACAGTGCGTTTTGGGAACCCCTTTTCCATCGGTTTGAACCTGTCGCTAACGCCATACTGGACAGCGTGCACGGGCACTTTCACGCCACTTACTTTGAAAACCCCCCTGAGCCAGCCGCTCGGCACGAGTATGGCCAGCGCGGTATTGAGACAGGCGACTGTCGCCTTGGGCAAAGCATCGCTTTCCCACAGAGTCACTACCACAGCATCCTCGACCAGCTCAGGAGTAAGACGTACAATCGGGCGCACTACAACCTTCAAGGCCTTCGGCCAAGGCTCACCGAGCGTAGCTTGCACGATTGGGTCTGGTTGCATTTCGCTGTGATCAAGCGCAATGGTACGTACTTCGCAGCCTTTCTGGACTAAACCGATGATAACCTGCTCGGCAACCCAACCAGAAGCCACCTGCGGGACGATGTCTGCAAATACGTTGACTTTCACGGCTACTTCACTTGTTTCAGAATCTCGACAATCCCGTCTATGACCCTGACTGCGTTGGTACCCACACCGCCACCGGACTGTTCAAGGCTTCCAACGTTGGCCGACTGGCTCTTTTCTGTCTGGGCTGCCTTGAACTGCGTGAGGAGCGATTTTGCCTCCCAGAACGTCCAAGCCGAGGCTTTCGTGGTGATCGTGGTCGCCGGTTTGCCGGATTCATAGCGGGTATCCGTTTGCTTCGTGGTGAACCGTGCGCAGTTACACAGGCCCAGGGCTAGCAGACTGCACGCCGTTAGTTTGAGTAGTTTTTTCATTCGTTTTTGATGTTGATCCGTTCCCGTTCGCGACGGCTGGATTGCTGGTGTACGCTTTCCAGGCAATCACTGCCGGCAAGAGTATCACAGCAGCTTCCTTGACCCAAGGCGGAATCAACCCCCCAGCAGGAGCCAGTTGGATGCCACTCAAAAGGGCCATCAGGATGTATGCGAGTTTCTTTTCGTTCATGGTTTCACCTCATCAGTTTTTCTCTCACGTAGAACAGCCAGTGTCTCCACCGATCCCACCGATACTGCCAGCAATCGCCGACCTGCCGAGCGTTCCAGGAGTCAAGATGCGGGTCGCGACAGACGTATCGTAGCATTCCCGAACTGGAACATTCACGACAGAACGGGTCTGTCCGGCGCAACAACTGAATCTCGTAGAATGGAACCCCCAAGAAAGCGGCTAGCACGTGCCCAAAACCAGCGCACTGTGTAACCTCACCATTCACGTTGATGTTGATATTTCGCTCCAGGACCAGACAATTCTTTCCCGGATACCGAGGCCCGATCCATGCAGCATCCGATGGTGAGAGAACACACCCGGCGATGTTTTCCTGTCCATACGGTCGAAGCGTTGATGCCCACAAACCGGCAAACGAGAAACCCAGTCTTCGGGCTCGCTTCTTGGCAGTTGCTTCTTCGGCGAGGTTGTAGGGATACCGGTGGTACAGAACCTGACGGCGCATTCGGACGCCCTGATAACGGCACGCTGCATCAATAGCGGCCATTGCTACATGGACATCACGCAAGTTGCTGCCGACGTGCCCTCGCGCATGGGTGTCTGGAATGTCACCCGAGAGGCTGATCGTGATTTGTGCCGGTCCTGCCGTTACGATTGCCTCCCAGTCCACGTTGCGCACTGAACCGTTAGTTGAAATCTCCACCAGGCCAAACTGACGGGCAGCACGAATCATCTCCGGAAGGTCCCGGTGCAAAGTCGGTTCAGTGACGTCGTAAAGCTGAATCCTGTGAATGCGGAACTCGCGTTTCGCTTTGGTCAGAATCTGGAC